TCCATTTTAACTATACACCCTTTTGGGAATACATTTCTATCACTAAATAACTCATCATTCTGTTCGTAACTTGCAAACGTTCTAACATTCTTATTATCTTTGTTAAGTAAATATGCATGAGTAATCATTACAGAAGGCATAAAACCTTCTGCTGTATGTAAGTCTGCGTGCCCGGCGTCACCTGTGATATCCAACCACGTGATTTTGTAGAAGTAATATCTTTTCTTTTTGATTACAACAGATTTGTATTTAGATTTTTTCAAACGTCTCATATCAATCTTATACTGTATAGGGGAATTTTTGGGCAAAAAAGTTTTTCAAAATAAAAAAAAGGTCGCGCGCGTCGAGTAGCAGAGTGTGCCAGAGCAAAATTGCAAAAAGCTAGCAATACCAACAACTGTGCCAAGCTGTGCCAACACCCGTGGCACACTATTATTCGCTTATACCAACACTTATAAGCCAAAAACAGGGTGTGCCAAGTGTGCCAGAGGTTTTTTTTACTTTTAAAAAAATAAAATTGCTCCAGAATTCCACTATACACTGGCACAGCTACCTACCCTTTAGCCCCATTTTCGTCACAAATGAAATACTTGACGCATTTGTGCCATAATTAATAATTTTTTTCACTCCTGGTCCCTGTAATTCAAGATCCGCGTACGGTTTCCATTGCTTACGTATCAGATTTAACTCTAAAATCAGATTCGACCATTGTTTGGGACTTATGTTTTTCCCGACTATAGTTACCTTTTTCATAATCTATACACAATTTACCCTCTAGGTGGTCCATTTCATGCTGTATACATCTGGCCTCTAGATTGTAAAATGTTTTCTTCTCCTCCTCTCCTTTTTCGTTTTGATACTTTAGAACAATTCTAATGTGTCTGCTTACATCTCCAATTTTACCTGGAGCAGATAAACAACCTTCATTATCACGTAATGTTTCAATAGATTTCTCTAAAATTTCTGGGTTAATAAATACTTTGTACCCACTTTGACTGCGTGAGCAATCCATAACAAACATACGCAATTGATAACCAACCTGTATTGCAGCCAAACCTATACCATGATGTTGGTACATAGCTTTTGCCATAAATTTTATGAGCCTACTAGTCTTATCATCTAGTGGAAAAGGCACTGTATTGCTTGCTGATCGCAAAAATACGTCAGGATATTTGACCAATTCTATATGCACGGGACCTCCACGCTAGCTTCAGCCCCGCTCCCTAGGGATTCATTAAATACCATGATTCTTTTTAGGTCCTGCATATGTATGTGACCTAAACCTTTGTAGATTTTCATGTTTTAAAACTATTCTTGCCGGTTCCGGAGAACCAATTAATTTATTTTTTTCTAATGCTATAAATCTAACTTCTTCCATATAACCATCTTTGGTTTCAATATAAATTGGACAATCAGATATGTTAGTACCTTTTTCACCATCAGTAAATTTTCCCAAGATTTGTTGTAAGTCTCTTACTCTCATCATTTCTCCTTTCAGCATCTAATCTCATTGATATTTTTTTAATTAATGCATACCATTTTTTGCCCCACATTTGTCTCATTTCACCGCTCGTTCGCCAATATGCTGCTGCAATGTTATCTAATCTCTTCTGATCTTGATTTATAATATTCATCAACCCTCCTTAAAAAGTTATGCATACTTTGTTTAAATTCTTCGCCCTCAATAATAAATTCTTGATAATAATTATCTACCGTACACATCATCACAACACCTTTTGTAATTTGTGTATTGAATAGAATATTATGAGCCATAGCGTATGCTGCTAGCTGAAGTTTATAATCTCCTATCCACTCTGGCCTTTTAGGTTTATTACTTTGTTTGAAGTCTATGATTGCATCCTCACCTTTGTGTATTCCAACTAAATCAGTTTGGCCTGCATATAATCCAGGGTAATATAACGTACATTCTGTGCCGTAATATTCTGTAACATTTGATAATCCGCTTTGAATAATTTGAATGGCCATGTTGTGTGCTTGTTTACCAACAGAAGTTTCATCCAAGTAACCTTGTTCTAAAACATATTTTTCAAGGATCTTGTGCATCGCCGTTCCACGCTCCGCGGCACTCGTTTTAATCTTCTCGGCAGCCTCTTCACCAACCCGTGCTTTCCATCGCTCTAGCGATTCACGCTTCTCGGCTGGCTGTGTGGCATCTAATATCGTTGTAACACTTGGTAACTTTTCTTTATCAAACACATAGTGTCTCTTACCTTCTATCTTTTCCCGTTGGGTCTTTGGGTACTTGTAACAATTATTTTTTTTCATAACCATATCCCTCTTCTTTATTCTTATATAATTTATTCCAAGACCAACAATGAATGGCACTCGAATAATGATATATAAATTGTAATAAGTGTTTAATTATAATTCTCATATGTTTTTTAAATCCTTGATATCGTTAAGTTTATTTAATTTTTCTTGTTTTATTTCATAGAGTGGTGCGTGAGTTTTAAAAGAAGTACCGTTGTCTCTCGTTCGAGTATCTCCCTTATTATAAAAATCAGCAGTGTCCAAAAAATTTTTCTTATCTAACCAACCACAAAGTTGTACCGTCTTCGTATTACGATTAATATTTATAAATAATAAAATATCGCTAGTCATTTCTTTTTGGTAACCAACAAAGTTATGAACCCAATTATCTCTCATATCATATTTACGCAGCATAGATTTTATATCTATCTTTTTACCATTCACTAAAATATCGGTATCAATTCTACCTTCATTATAATTAGGAGGATCCATCTCTAATAATCGATAAGTAGTTAACTCACCAATCAAACCTGTATATTGTTTTTCATAGTTGCCATTGAAACCAGAGCTACGATTTCCAAAGTTTTTATATTTTAAAACTTCAACAGCTTTTTGTCTGTCATCATTATGTATTTCTATATTAATCATTTGTTTAAACTCCTGTACACATCTAAATCAATTACATTAGTCATAATGGTAGCATTCTTTGATGCTTGAGTTGTGTAATGTTCTATGACTTGATTAATTTTTGGTAGCTTTGTATGCGCCCAAGGCCATATCAAACAACATACATGAAAAGCATCTCTAAATGTACATCGCCATCTATATTGTTTTAAGTATGGAGTACCATCAACCCGTTTACCCTTCCGCGGCTTGTCAGTCAAAGTGCCAACTCCTAATGTTTCATGTAACCATAACAATACACTACGATCAGTCATTGCAATCTCCATACTTAATCTTAAACTATTGGACCACCTGTACCCAGGTTTACCTTTGTGTTTCTTTTTCTTTTCCGGTCCGCGCTTAAAGTGTATTGAACCTTCACCATCGAATAGTCCTGCAATATAAGCTCTGTCTGTTTCCGGAATCATTTTTTTTCTTTGTATAAAGTTTCTGTTATGTCGTTGTAACCATCATAATAATAACCAACGACTTCTTTTTTTCTGTTGTATTTTTTTTTAGATTCTACTTTTTTACTTTTAAATTTTGGTGTTCGAAGTTCTTTGGCTACAGGATTCTTTTTCACTGTAGCCTCGCATGAGCTGCCATTCGGTCTAACTCTTCAATTGTAGGCTCTTCCATTGGAAGCTCGCCTTCTGATTTACATTTCTCACATTGTATAATCATGTCATAAATTTTATTATATCCATTACCTTT